GCGCTTCAAAGCGGACGCTGTAGACGTAGAGCGAGCCGCGCTTGATGAGCACCGGGCGGCCGTAGTCGGCGACGCGCACGCGGCGGTCGCGGAAGGCGCCGTCGAACACGAGCCCGTTGCAGAGCTCAAGGACGCGCTCGATCAGCGGGAGGAAGCCGGGGGTGAGCGGCGAGGAGCCCTGCACCGCTTCGTCCACGGCGCGCGGCTCTTCCAGGCACACGAGCACCGTCCACGATTCGAGGCCCGCGTCCTCCGTGCCCTCAACAGCGTCCACCGTGCGCGTCGAGGCGCCGCCGTCGTAGCGCAGGAGGGCGCTGGGGTACTGCGCGCAGACCTCCGCGATGCCCGCTTCGCTCACCTCACCCGCGTAGCGGCCGACGAGCGCGAAGGGCGCGGTGGATGTCGGAGTGCCCGTGTGCTGTCCGAGCGCGAGCGCGTCGAAGAGCGCCGTGTCGATGGTCGAGAGGGTGGCGGTCATCGGTCAGCGGGAGACGCGCTCGCCCGCGCGGTGGATGGCGACGGCCATCTCGGCGTCCATGCCCGAGGCGCGGCGCTCGGCGGCTTTGGCGAGGAACTTCCGCGGCCGGATGCGCTCGCTCTCGTCTTTGTTCTTCGTGCCGTCCTCGATGTACGAGGCATAGCGGGTGTCCGCGACGACCTTGATGCTGATGTGGTTCGCGGTCGTGAGCGGCACGCCGCCGACCATCGTCCGCTCCTGCAAGGTGCCAGTGCGGTTCTCGTAGTCGTGGTTGCTGCGAGCCTCCGCAGCGACCATCTCACCAGCGCGCGTCATGCCCTCGGCGAGCTCTTCGGTGAGCGCGGCCTCCAGCTCGGAGAGCCACGCCTCGACGCCCACGAAACGGGTCATCAGAAGCCGCCGCCGTCGGTGCCGTTGAAGATGCGCCCGTAGGGGTTGTTGGGCGACCCGTCCTCGCTCTCTGTGAGGGCAATCACGGCGCGGGGCTGCGCGGGCGCCGTGCTGCTCCCTGGGGGCCGCGCGTCGGCGTCCCGGTTGAGCTCGCGGATGAACGCCCGCGCTCGCGCCCCGCCGACGGCGTAGCCGCCCTCCGGGTCGTAGGACGTGTGCCGCGAGGCGGCGATGCTGCATCCGAGGTCGACGATGCAGCCGACGATCGCCGGGTCGATGGTGTCGCCCGTGGTGTAGACGCCGGACGGGAACGCCGCGCGCGTCATCGTGCGGAAGAGACTGTTGGCCTCGGCCACGATCAGCGCGGCGTAGGTGGCATCGGGGGTCGAGCCGCCATCCTTCGCGAAGAGCCGGTTGTAGGCCGTCGTCGAGAGCCGCGCGGTGTAGTCGGACAGGCTGGCGAGCGCGATGATTTCGGCCATGGGCTCCTCGCGGAGAAGGGCGCGGCCGGGCGTCGGAAGGCGACGACGCCCGGCCGGTCAGGGGGACGGGAGAGGCAGGTGGGAGAGGTCAGCCCTGCGGGCGGGGGTCGCGCAGGACGTGCAGCTTGTGGAAGTGCACGTCCTCGCGGAGCCCGTCGCAACCCTTGGGGGGGGTGTGCGGGTCGAACGGGAGCTCGGCGCCAGCGGGGTAGGTCACGCCGTTGTGTTCGAGCTTCATCTTGAGCACGTAGGCCTGGACGCCCGCGCGCTGCGGCGCCGCGGCCGATGCCCGGAGGGCCTCGATCTCGGCGCGCAGGCCCTCGATGGTGACGTCGCGCGCCTCGATGTCCCGGCGCAGCGCGGCGTTGTCGCGCGCGAGCTCGTCGATCCGGTTGCCCGGCTTCTGGTTGCGGTCGTCGCTCACGAGATCACCGTGTCCCAGAAGTAGCCGGTGGTGGCGCCACCGATGGCGACCTCGGCGTCCGCGTGGGTGAGCTTGAGGTACTCGCCGCCCATCTGGCCGGGCATCCGGTCGGGGATGATCTCGTTGCGGTAGCTCTTGCTGCCGAAGCGGTAGGTGTACCCGAAGGTCTGCGTCATGCGCGGGTTGGGGTTGGGCTCCACGCGGATCAGCGCGCAGCTCTTGCCCCACAGGTACGCGGCCGTCGAGCCCGCCTCCTGGCTGGTGACGTACTTGGCGCGGCCGACCACCACGCGCTCGACCTCACAGAGCGCGGCGAAGAGCTCGAGCTGCACCGTCAGCGGCACCGCGCCGAGGTTGGAGACGCCCGCGCGCGAGAGGATGTACTGGAGCACCTTCGGGTGCGTCCGCAGCTTCGGCCACACCTGGCCGCCGATGACGAGGGTGTTGGGCGTCGAGAAGATGGCCTCGCGCTGGGTGAGGATCTCCTGAATCGGGTCCGACGCGGCGTTGTCCCAGCGGTTGGCGCCCGAGAGCGCGGCGGTGTTGGCGCCGTAGTTGGAGGCGTTGAACACGACCCCGGCCACGCGGCTCTCGCGGGCGAGGTCGAGGAAGCTCTTGACCACGATGGCCGAGAGCACCCGGGGCTCGATGGGCGAGTCCGCGTTGGCGAGCATCTGGTAGTCGATGAAGTCGACCAGCCCGTAGCTCTCGCAGGTGTAGGAGAGCGTGCTGCTGACGCTGTACGGCACCTCGTTGGGGCGCCCACGGCTGCCGGCCATCTGCGCGTTGGCGATGGTCTGGAGGGTGTTGACCGGCGCGGCCCACACCTTGTCGGAGAGCTTGTTGACGCTCACGACCGGGAGCACGGAGTCCGCGATCATGTCGCGGTTCTCGTAGAGGACGAACTGGTTCGGGAGCCCGGTCGGGATGTGCACGTCGCCGGAGGCGAGGCCCATCAGGTGCGGGGTGCCGTCCTGCGACGAGAGCAGGGTGTGGCGCTGGCGCGGGCTGAGGCCCTGCACCTCGCCCATAAGGCGAGCGACGGCAGGGTCCTCGTTGCGGGCGTTGAAGCCGTTGGCGAGCATCCGCGCGACGAGCGGATCGCCCGCGAGCTGCGACAGGCGCGCGAAGGCGGCCGGGTCCATGCCGTCCGCGAGGGAGAGCTTGAGGGGTGCGTTCATGGCTGATTTCCTGGGGTGGAGAGGGCGATCAGCCCTGGAACACGAAGGGGTTGACGGCGACGGGGATGGTGCCGCTCGCGGCGGTGGTCGCGAGCGCGGTCCCGACGCACATGCTGTTGGTGCCGGCGCCGGGGGCGGCGGTCTTGCCGAGGCCGGTGGAGCCCGCGACGGCGATGTTGTCGGCGAAGGTCACGCCCGCGCCCGAGTCGGTGAGGTTGGCCACGCCCTGCGAGCACACGTAGACCGTCTCGGTGTCCGCGACGGTGTTGAGCGCGATGCCCAGGACGCCCTTGGTGGGGTCCGCGCCCGCGGCGACCTTCGCCTTGCTGGCGCCCGCGGCCACCACGATGGTGTTCGCGGTGATGGCGCCGTCGGCCACGTAGGCCGTGACGACGCCGCGGCCCGCGGGCTGGACGCCGATCAGGATCGCGACGCGCTCGCCGGTGAGGACGGACTCCAGCGCGATGCCCACGCGCACCGCATCGGGCGGCGTGGTCAGCGACTCGGAGGCGACGGTGCCGGTGGCGCCCGCGATGACGACCTTGTCGCCGCGGGTGATGGAGCCCGAGGCGATGCCGGGGAAGACCCCGTTGAGGATGACGCTGAGGCCCTTGTTGGCGGAGGTCGAGCCCGCCTGGAGCGCGAAGCCGACGAAGGTCTCGCGGCTGTTGGCCCCGGTGGGCAGCTTGACGGAGTCGTTGGCCGCGCCGCGCACGAGCGCCGCGCCCTCGAGGACGCTCGCGCTGTCGCAGAGGAGCGCCACGATCTGCCCCGGGTTTCGGAGAGAGGTTCCCATGATGATGTCCTGTGGTGGTGAGAGGGGTGGTCAGGCGGTGGGGACGAGGCGGGCGAGCGCGGCGTCGGTGCGCTTCGCGCGCACCTCGCGGGAGGCCATGGTGATGGCGGTCGCGTAGTCGCCCGCCTTCTTCTCGCGGAGCAGCTTCTGAGCGAGCGCGTCGGCCTCGCGGGCCTCCGCCATGTGGTCGGTGTCGTCGCTCTCGGCGGTGGGCAGCGGGTGCTGCTTCTGATCGACCACGCGGCCGGTGAGAAGCGTCTTCGCGTCGGGGGTGAGGCCGGCGGGCTTGTCCGCGGGCTTCTCGTCGGTCGCCGGGAACATCCGCAGGAAGCGCGCGCGGTCGCTGAGGCAGAGCGCGATCAGGTCGGCGCGGCCGTCCTTGGCCACACGACCCGAGGCGCACACGGCGTCGGCCATCTGCGCGGCCTCGGCCTGCTGCGCCTTCTGCATCTCGGCCACGATCTCCGCGAGCCGATCGAGGAGCGCGTCCTCGGTCGCCTCGGGGTCCATGCCGAGGCCGGGGGCGAGGGCCGCGAGCTTCGTGATCATCGCGCGGTACTTGCCCGCGTCGTCGCTCATCTTCTTCGCGTCGGCCTCGGCCTTCGCGTCGGCGATCTTCTTCTCTTCGGGGTCCATGGGCGGGGGCTCCTTCCGCGAGGCGATGCCTGCGGGGATGTGGACCGCGTCCGGCGCGAGTCCGAGGGTGTGGGCAGTGGGTTCGCTCGCGGTGAGCGGGGCGAGGCCATCGAGGAAGGGGTGGTTGGTGAGCGCCACGCTGGTGAGGCGCGCGCCGATCTTCTCGCCCGTCTCGCGGTGCGTGGCGTCGAAGTGCACTGCGGGCGAGAGGTAGAGGTAGCGCTTCGCACGGACGTACTCGACGGCCTGCGCGTCGACCCACTCGAACGCGCCCCACAGCCCCTCGGGCCCGCGGTCGTCGAGGGCCACGACCCACGCGACGGCGGGGACGCCTTCCTGCGCGGCGTTCTCAGGGAGCACCTCGCTCGTGTGCTCGTAGTCGACCGGGACGCGGCCGTTGGCGGTCGCGGCGAAGTTCGCGGTGAGCTCCGCGAACACCTCGGGAGTGAACGCGAACGCGCCTTGCGGGTGGCCACGGAACTCGCCGAAGCGCGCGATCTGGTTCCACGTCGTGTGCCCCACGGCGGGCGCGTCGCCCTCGGACAGCAGGATCGCGACGCCGGGGGCGCGGAGGATGTGCGGGGTGCTCATGGGGTGGTCGTGGGCGCGGGGGGCGTCGGTGGGAGCGCGCGGGGCGCGGTGCCCTGGGGAGCGGTGGGGGCTGACGGGGTGCCGGAGAGCACCTCCTCGTCAGCCTCGATCTCCGGCAGTTGCAGCGCGTTGGCGCCCGACCGCTGGCCAATGCGCCCGCCCATGCTCTTCCATGCGACCATGCGCTCGGCGAGGCCCTGGAGGTCGGCTGCTGGGTCCACCGCGAAGGTCATCAGCGGCACCGCGGCGCGCGGTCCGAAGTTCATCGCCACCATCGGGCGCAAGAGGTCGCGACGCACGGTCGCAGCGAGGGGGCGCGCGTCGCCCCTGGCGATCAGCAGCTCCCCGCGCTCGTGCACCTCGCCCTGCGAGCGCGAGCCGCCGGCCTTGCTGACGGAGCTGCCCAGCGTGCCGCCGACGACGGCCTTCGACATCTCATCGTTGCACATCGCCGCGAGGCGGTCGTGCACCTGGTTGTCCGTCGGCGCGTCCTTGATCTCCGCCTTCGTGGTGTCGGCCACGACGATGGCGCACGCGCTGGAGAGCACCTCGAGGGCGTTGAGGAGAACGGCCTGATCCTCTTCACTCGCGGGCACCTCGCCCATCGGGCCCTTGCCCGTCGCGAAGGTGCCGATCCTCAGCCCGCCCGCGACGCGCTCCATGTACGCGAGGAGCGAGCGCACGTCGAAGCGCTTGAAGGTCGACCACCACACCACCAGCCGCCCCAGGCCCTCGCGCGTCGGGTAGACGCCACGGACACGCGGGCGGTGGATCAGGAACTTGCCCGGAGGGAAGGCATCGAGCGGGATGCCGGGGTACTTGCCGAAGGGCCCGCCGAGGTCGATGGGCTGCTCTACCGTCGCGCCCGTGCCCGCGGCGTCCCACAGGTGCAGGCGCCAGTCAGTGGTGTACGCGAAGCGACGCGGGTGAATCCACGTCAGCGCGTCGGGGAGCACCCACCGGCCTTCGGTGCGCCACGTCACCTCGGCGCCCGCGCGGCCCTGGTAGACCGCGCCCATGAGGTCCGTGAGGACGTCGGGGAAACTGCGGTCGAGGTCGCCCGTCGCCTCGATGTCGTTCAGTCGCGCGGTGCAGAAGCGCGCGATCTCCGCGCCCATCTCGCCGCTACCCTCGGGCGGGGTGAGCTCCCACGCGGCGCCCGACACGCGCAGCTCGCGCTTCTGGAGCTCGTTGTGCAGGTGCCCATCGCGCTCGCGGATCTCGTCGAGGAGATCCGCCTGTCCCCACATGTACCCGAGGGACGCCTGATCGAGGATCGCGGTCACCTGCTGCGGGGTGAGCGCACTCCCGAGGACGCGCGCGAAGCGGTCGTTGAACGGCGCAGGCGCGAGCGCCGTGGTCAGCGTCCGCGCGGTGGTGTTGATCGTGGGCAAGAGAGCTACCAGCCGGCGGAGCGTTCGGTGCGGACGATGCGGGTCACGGCGGGGGCGGGCTCAACGTGCGAAGCGAGTTCTGCGAAGGCGTCGGCGCTGGCGTCCACCTTGTCGTCGTGCGGGGCGTCGGGGAAGCCGTGGAGCTGCGCGACGTAGGCCGCGGTCCAGGGGGCGCGGACCAGCGCGACGTTGCGGGCGCCGACCTGCGAGGAGAACGGCCCCGCGCGGACGACCTTGTCGGCGGAGGGGCGGCGGACCTTCACGGTCCAGCCGACGAGCTCGCGCTGGAACGTGCGCGCCTGATCGACGCCAGCCTGCCCCGGGTCTTGCGGGATGCAGACGGCGACCGCGCGACCGTCCATCTCGGCGGTGCGCTTCACCGTCGCGTGGACCTCTGTCGGGCCGCCGCGCAGGGTCACCACGTCGAGCACGACCCAGCGGGGCGTTGCGGTGGGGCCGCGGTCGCCGAGGAGCACGCCTTCGGTGGGGTCGCCGTCGACCGTCGCGCCGAAGTCCCACGCGCGGACCTTGCGGGCCACGGGCGGGGCGGCGTCGAGGTACTGCCACCAATCGCGGTGGAAGAGCTTTCCTTCGCCGACGCAGGCGTCCCAATC